GCGGTTTTCACGATGGCCGACAAGAAAGGTGATTCCGGCGCTGCCGACGGCAGTCCCATCTTTCCATCCACCGCCATAAAGCACTTTGTTCTGCTCACGACCATCTGTTCAAACGATCTGACCGAAAAGCTCCTCGCACTCCGCGCGGAACTTAAGTCCATCGTCAAGAACATGGCCGCCCACCCGAACTCGACTAACCAGCGCGCGCGCTGGGCAGCCAAGCATTCGGAACTGCTTCGACGATACTCGGCACTCATTTCGCCTTTCTCCGTCGCACTGCAGCAGCAGATCAACGTAGCCTTTAACGGCTTGGATTCTTAATCCGCAAGGATTGTCTCCAATTCAGCCATGCCCACCGCCTCAAACTGCGATCCACGCTCCCTATCGACGGTCCACAGAACACCGCGCACGTCATCGTACGCGGTGAACTGACCCTCGGGATCCGGAAATCGCACAGGCCAAAGCTCCACAGGCTGATCAGGCCCGCGAGGACTAAAGAACTTGGACACGTCCCAACCCGTCACCGGTTTGGAGCGTGTCCAAAGCCTCTCGTTCTTGCGAAGTGCCTTCATGGCCCCTCGCGACTCCCCCTTTGCCATCTTCAACTGTCCCAAGCCAACGCTGGAGTCGAAGAGCAACCCAATGATGCTGTCACCGTACAGACGATCACTGGCCGCCATCATATCCTTGCTGACCGCTGAGGCCGGCAGGACGTGCGGGGCGGGTAGTCGCTTCAGGGCCAACTGATGCATGCGCCACTCAGCATCTGTCATCAAGACTGGACGTTGCTTACGCCAGTTGCGCAGAATGTTGAGGCCTTTCCCGTAATCGATCTTCGTCGGACCAACCAGTCGTTCATCTCTGAACCAGACCGGAAGACCGACGCCACCGATCCAACGGGGCATGTACCAGGGCACTTTTACCTTCTCAAGCCACGACCGATTCACTCGGACGAACTCTCGCATGACGCGATCCCGCAGACGTTCAGGCGCAGTATCAACAAGATCCTGAGCGCGGGCACCAGCAGACGGCTGGTACCTGCCCTCAGAAACTGCGACATCCGCCGTCTGGTCCGCAGCGACCTCCACCCCGTTTTTAACGCGGGTGGACTCGCGTCCGGAGCGCTTAAGGCCATACATGAGACCCAGGTTCACAAAGCCAACCGCTTTGAACCGCAGGTCCCGCGCAC